GCAAGAACAAAGTTGGTGAAGCCGTTGCCAAGGCTCGTCCACATGTCCCCCGACATGCGGGTCCCTGCGATGGTCATCCGCACTCCACAGCGATAAGTCATGCTGTTCATCCCGGAGTTAGCGAAGATGATCTGGTCACGCAGGTCAGGAAGATTGGCGAGCATGTGCTCGAAGAGCCTATTTTCTACAACCTCCTGTAAGTATGTGCGGAACTGGGACTCAAAACGAGAGTAGTCTGTTCCCATAAAACCGCATCCATGTTTTTCGATGGCCCTCACGGTGCGGGCCCGTTCGGTGATAGGTGTGTGCTTTATGAAAGGCGTGTGTGACAAGCAGAAAGGGGTGTTGTATATGATTTTCTCAATGGTTTTGATGACAGGGCCAAAGCGAACCTTGGCCTCGTCAGTGCGAGAGTTTATACAACGTGGTGGTTTGTAAGTGGGGTAGTACTCGGTCTTTATGAAAGCTGAAACACTACTCAAAGCCTTCAACCGTAGAACTGCTTCGCCTCGTACAGATCCATCATGTCTGACAGGGAATTGACGTCGAGGCCCTCCCAGCGCGCAATCCAGAGCAGCAGTTGTCTCGGCACGTAATGCCAGGCCAACATTATTAGCGCAAAATACAAGATCCATCTTGCGTTTCTCTGAGTAAGACGTCTCGTCAAGCCAGGCGGGTAGACTAAGAACACTATCCACGTGGAGTACGCCCAGATGAGGCAGTACCCGCCGATCAACAAAGGCCAGAAGCTGGTCAAGTACATAAGGATCAGGCACCGGATGATGAGTAAACGAGCGAGCGCGGGCACCATAGAGAATATCCTCTTGGCTGTTTCGGTCCACTGAGATAGGAGCTCTGTCCAAGAGGAAACCCCAGGGGAGTCTCCGGAAATTCCGTGAGCGCGGACGGCGGGCAGAAGACTTGATAGCCAGAGTACCACTGACAGTGTGCCGAGATCGGTGACCGTTAGTGCGGGCGCCATAGCATGAGAAAGGGGCCATGTCCACTGTATCAGCCAGTTCAGGGAGACCAACCTCATCGTGCCGGTAGCCAAAGGCATAGACCGAGCGAATTCTGCGGGCTGGCGCGAGACGCGCTGGAAACCGGGGCGGTGGGAAGTTCCGCGACGTAATCCGACCGCCCCTACTGTAAAACCCAGGCCTACATCATACATCATGGTGCAGACCCGGATAGTTCCTACGTAGACGGAGGGATATGCTGAGTCAGGGATGTTGTAAAGAGGCCCGTAGCGAGCGACGCCAGCAGCCAGGGCGTCGACGAAGTCAGAACGGCTCCGTCCATAATTGTCGCTCCACACGGCCATGGTGAGTGCTGGCACGTGTGCGAAAACCTCTTCAGACATCCAGTTGTGGAAGAAAGCAGCTCCAAAGAACCACACCATGTGTGGGATGATCACAGTCACGAGGCCGACATTGCAAAGCTGCCAGTCCTCAAAGAACAAGTGACCAGTCTGCGCGAGCAGAAACTCACGGCCGAGCCACATGAAGAGAGACCCGACTGTGACCCCATAATGGCGCAAGATGCCATTGATGAG